TAAATCCGCAACTGATTTGCGGGTGCTGAAGAATCCCTCCAGCATTGGTTTCTGCATGATCTCTCGAGCCATAAAAGCGCGGTAATTGTTGTTGAATTTGAACTCGCTACTGGGGTCGTTAGTGATCGCGTGTTCGTAGCGCAAAACTTCAATAAGAGCTGCGATGCCGTAATGCGTGTATCCGCGGTGCATCAGCTGGTAGCACATTTTGGTGAGGGTCGGCATGACCCAAGGGTTCGCCTCTTTAAAGGCTTCGTATTTGAGCATCTCGGCTGGAACAGCGAGAACGTCAAAAAGGGATGGTTGCATTGCTTTCCTCCTGCGGTCGGGGTCCCGCTATCACGGGACGCACTTGGTTGCCAGTCATTAGACCGACTCCCAGACCAAATGTCAAGTCACCGCGCGTCGAGTGTAGGAAAAGCCGCTATGGCATCTAGGACGGCTTGTGGCAGGCTGTCTCCGCAGACGTAGCGGATATGCCATGCTTCAGCGTTAGCACCGTTTTTGACTTCCCATGAAAACCCAAACTTTAGGGCGTTGCTGGTGGAGAATCCGTCGCCCAGTAACCATTCGAGTCGTTTGCCTGAGGCTGACGCGACATCTATCGCGAGTCCCCAGCCGTGGTTGCTTGTACCGGGTGTGCCTGCTGGGGCGAAACCTTGTTTCAGGAACCAAACTTGACCGTTGTATTTGCGGGTCACTTGAGGTTTACGAAAGTTGGGTTTGGCTTCGTACCGTTCATTGAACAGAGCCACCTGTTGGGCTAGTGGACGGTACGCGCCGACGTGCTTTAGTTCTATTCCGTCAAAATACGCGGCGAGCTGTAACGCGTTCCATGCGGTAGCCGCGAGGCTGTGCAGTTTGCCGTTCGGTGCTTTAATGTCTCGAAGTAAGGCTGGTTTGATTTCGCCGTTCTTTTGACCTTCTAGGTCGGTCGGCATGATCAGGGGTAGTACCGGGTAGTCAGTCATCTTGTTTGTCTCCCTTGTCTTTAAGGCCGTTAGAGGCGAGGATTCCTGATAGTGCTCCGGTGAGGAAAAGCATCATCGGCGACAAGAGAGCCCATGCAGATTCGTCATTGGGCGAAACTTTGTCAATCGGCTGAATGACAAAAAGCAGTCCGTAGATTAGTGACCCTGTGCTGAGGACAAATGTCGCCGAGAGTGTGATGCCGACGATGAGGATCAGTCTGGCCTTGATCTCTGAGTTGGTGTATTTCTTCATTGTTCGCACCTTGGGGCTGTGGGTTTGGTTTCGCAGGTGTCTCGAGTGCGGTCATTGCATCCAGTGACGACGAACATGAGGACGACTGCGAGAGCTGCGATCACGCCAAGAGTTTTCATGGTGTATCTGGGAAGTCGGCTTCGGGGCCTACCGTCCATGTCGCAGGAAAGTCTCTGAGGGCTTGACGGTATGTCGCCCATGCTTCACGGTCTACGGGTGCATCGGCTACTTGTGTCCAGTCGGACTCTTTGAGTAGGCGGTCACGGTGCAAGCGCATACGTTCATGCCACCATTCGTTTGGAATGTCGCCTTCATCAATAAGTGATTTCAAATTAATTTTCATTATGCAGCCTCATATGTTCCTGCAATAAATAAATTATCGCCTGTCGCCCAAGTAAATGGTGTGGTGCTTGAAGTGTAATAACCGTCAACAAAGGTTCCAGCGGAACCCATCGTGACAGGATAAAAAGAGGTTGTGCCGATTGGCCAAGCCGTCATCGGATATTGAATTCCAGTTGATACATCTTGTGCAAAACCCGTAAAACCCCAAGCGGCAATTGTGCCAGTTTTTGCGGTAATTGGCAAAGAAAATTGTGGCCCTAAAGCGGTTGTCACTGAGGTTGACCCTCTAGTAAACAAGATTTCAAAGTTAATTAATTTTTGAATTTGACAGTATCTACCAGTCATGGTGCCGTTGCCTAAAGTCCAAGCGAAAAGGGTTGGCGTGTAGGTTTCCCATGCGGCCCCGATGGTGTTAAGCGTCGCCGCCGTCAACACCTGCCCACTAGTTGTCCCTGCTGTCCACTGTGTAGCCATAATGTTTTCTCCTTAGAAACCTAGTTTACTTGTGTCAAGAATGCCATAGACAGCACTATTAAGACGGAAAAAGTTGTACACCGAGGCGGAAGTCAAATTTAACAACACTCGTGTGTCAGACGGGTCAGCCGAAACGGTTGCACCGTTAACGACAGCCTGATAGCGAACACCACGCAAAACCACATTGACAAACCCGCCAATGTCGCTGCCCGAAACAAGAGCTAACAACGTAAAATTGTTTTGCTCACTTAAAGTAGCGCCAACCGTGTAAGGAACATCATCAGACTGGTCTAGCGTTGACTTCACAAAACCAGCCAGATCGGCGGCTTGACTTGTCGTCTGGTCATAAGTGCTTAAAGTAAAAATGCGTGAGCCGGTACCGCTGCTTTGGGAAGCCAAACCGTCAGGCTCAACGACAACTTTTGTGGCAAAGTTGTCGGCAATACCAGCAAATTGGATATTGTCAAATTTGAGTTGCGTTACAAATGGCGTAGCTGCCAAAGTGCCATCATTGAATTCGGCTATGGGTATTGCTTCGTCAAGTTCGGCTCGACCTAACCATTGAATGTTCGTGGACTCTTGACCGTAAATTATGCCCTGTTCAGTTTGAATAAGTGTCTGCAAAGTTTGCAACACATTTGCGTTAGTTAAAGTTTGTGCAGACACGAAACTAGAAGCCCTAGTTGCTAAACCAGTTGAATTAAGAGTAATACCGGCGGCAGTACACAAAGCGTCAGCGGCCTGCCACGTTGTATACCCAGCAGTCCACGAAACAGTTGTGACAGTTCTGCCAGCGTTAGCCAAACTGTTTTCAAGGGTTAACGACCAGCGGTCAAGGTTGCTAGTGAAACCGTAGTCAATTTGTAGGTCAGCAACTTTGTTAGATGACTGATAATAATCGGTTCCAGCATAAGTGGCTTTGACCATGATTGAATCGCCGACTGCCAGCGTTGGCAATGTTGACGGGTTACGACCCGACAATTCAAAGTAACTTGCTCGAAACGGGTCTTGCACGTTGGCACGATTAACAGTGAAATTTATTGACTGCAAATCGTTTAATTGGGTGAAAGTTGCGCCAACGACTTTAAATGCTGTCCATGTGATTGAAGCCATTACGCCACCGTGATTGGTAACGGGCCGTTTCGGAACATATAGGTCCGTAAAGCTGCGACAACAGCGTTGGGGTCGCCACCGTTGACATTGACCGTGATGTTCGCTCCGCCCATGCCCATACTGCCGATCTTGTCAAGAGGGATGATGGCTTCTGGACCTTTTTCGCCAATCATCGCGATCGTCGGCCCTGTCGTGATGCCCCCCTCAGCTAGTCGAGGCAACTTAACTTCTGGGATACTTCCAAAGTTGACCCAAGGACCGGCTGCTTTGTCAATGCCGTCAAGGATCGTGTTTAGTCCCTTGATGGCAAAGTTTAAGCCCTTTTCCATTGCTGAGATGACAGCGTTGATGACTCCCTTGAACGCTCCGCCAATACCGTCAAAGATCGCTTTGCCAAGATCTGCCAGTTCACCAAACCCTGTTTTGACTGCACCGAACACGAACTGGACGACGCCCCACCAAGCCATGAATCCAGCCTTAAGTCCGTCAATGGCTTTGCCAAAAATGTTGAACTTGACTTGAAGTGCAACCAGTGCTGCAATGATTGCGATAATGACTACGACTCCAGTAGCGATCCAAAGAGCCGAAAACGATGCTGTGAGTGCAGTGTTCAGTGCAAGTGTCAAGGCTTGGATCGTGTTATAAATCGCAAGGCCTGCGTTAAGACCAATAATTGCTAAAGCAAACGTGCCGATCACGGCTCCAAGAATGACGATGAGTTTTGTGTTCTCCTGTGCAAATGTTGAGAACTTTAAAAGTGCTGGAAGCATTTTTTGAATCAGCGGTGCAACAGCTGCGCCGATGGACTCTTTAAACTCGCCCATCTGAATTGACAAGTTCTTCATTCGACCAGCGGTCGTGTTCGCTGCAGTTGAGGCTTGATTCTTAAACGTGCCAGCAAGACGACCAAATACTTCGTCGGCGTCAGCCCCCTCCTCTATCAACGAAGCCAGTGCTGGATCTAGTTTTTTGAGGGCTGTGAAGTTGCCGTTGTAAGCCTTACTGAGCGCGTCAGAGACTGCGCTTAGATCCTTGCCAGTGCCCGCGCTTATGTCGAGTGCAAGAGTAAGCAAGTCTTGGGCTTGAGCAACATCGCCAGTGCCTCGCACCAGTTTGTCGAGTGCCGGGCGAAGTTCATCGTCGGCGACAGCGGCCGCCATAGAAGTCTTGGTGATGAACTGCTCTACGGATGCGATCTGGGCGTCGGTTGCGTAAGTGACGTTTTGAAGTGTTAAACCAAGTTTTTCGGCTGCGGCTTCATCTTCTGCAAACGCTTTGACAGCATCAAAAGCGACAGCGCCAAGAGCTGCGATTGCGAGCCCTGCAGGAACCGCCGCTTTCTTAATGGCAAACGAGGCTTTTTGACCGTTGGTTTCAAGTTTCTTAAAGTCGGCAATCGCTTTATCTATGCCCTTGGGATTCCACTCAGAAATAATTGGGAGGTTGATAGCCATCAGTTGAACTCTCTTTGTGCATCAACCATGAACTGGTCAATGATCGGCTTCAAAGCCCGTTCAGTTTCGGCAACCATCTGATCTATGTCTTTCCACATATAGCGCGACGGTTCACCCTGAAGAGCTGACGCAAAATTAGGTCGGCGATACTTTGACTCTCGGCGCGACTTAGTGCCACCAGCACGGCCAGCCATGTCCGTAATCGCTACAGGGGCACCCTTGGTGACCACGCGAACCACTGCAATCTGTTCAGCGCCAGCAGTCGCCGAACCCTTGCGAGGCTTGCGAGTGTTTAACGAGATCTGTACTTTCTTGGCGTTTTTCCACCCGGTGCGACCGTTGTGATTCATCCCGCTTAACGGTGGTGTCGTTGGGATTCGACTGTTGATTAGATCCACCAAAGGCTGAGCCGCGAGCTTCGTATCCTTGAGCAGAGTGCGACGGATAGCAGGATTGATCTTCTGCATCTTCTTTAATGCGTCTTGCAGACCGTAAGTATCAAGTCTCACATCTGCAGCCATTAGGTTTTCTTTCTCTGCTCGTTGATGATCTGCACACAAGTTGCTAGATCGTCTGTCTCGAATGT